AAAGGAGAGTAGAAATATATTGGCCGGATATCTTTCCCATAATCGGCTCCCGGATATCTTCAATATGGAGAAACCATGAAAAACGCCAATATAATGGTTAAAGTGTTTACACCCTCCCTATATAGGAGTATAATTACGGTAGTCAAAAAAAAGAGATAGGCAAGCGGAGGGGTTCCGCCACTGATCGCCTAGGCTGCTACCGCGTCGGCGTTAAAGCTAGTAGTCGTTCCTTGACAATCGCATATCTTGCGGGGCTTATCTGAGGGTTAGGTGTGCTAACAACATATGATTTCCTAGGATAAGATACTGCGCAAGTTGTATACGTTAGAACATTAAGCCTAGTCTTATGCGTCCGTAGGCGGTAAAACCAACTACTGGAAGGACGCAAAAATGTTTAAGTTAGAAACTGATAATGTACATCAGGCCGTGAGTGTCGCTATTAGCGGTGTTTACAATGGCAGCGATGAACTGGCTGAAATTAAGCTGCAGCTGTCGGCAACTGAAGCGCTTATTGAATACGATAGGGCTTATGTTGTTCGTGTCGAGGGCGAATATGGCGAATGCTTTGATGTTTTCGCTTTTTTCTCAGAAGTTAATGACTACACGACGGCGGCACCTAGTTCAGTGGTGTATGAAATTGACAAGTTCGATTACACCTATAAAGTCACTTGCATTACAGATATGTTCAACTAACTTAGGCGTGGCCGCAGCACTGCGGCTACAGCCTACGGGCGCATAGGACAGCGCGGCCCATGGTGTGCACCCGGAACAGAAAAGGAGGTATATCATGGTGCTTGAAGGTGAAACGTTCGTGGATGCCGGAGAAGCGGCGGCATGGTGCGAGGAAAAAGTGCGGGAGGTTCTCGATGATTCCGAGATTGTCGACGAAATTTTCAGGTACTTTGGTGCTGAGCAGACATTTGGCTTTTTCTACTCAATCGCCACGGACTACGGAGTCTTCTAAACTATGGTATGCGCCAAAACTGGCGCATACCATGGGCCGCGCTTAATGGTCATGATTCATAATACAGCTAGCCGCCTGTATATGGTGATTACAATGAGCTGGATTATGAATAAAAGAACGGAAGGAAAAAATCATGTTGTTCAGATCAAACTGCGTAAGACCCGTTTACGTCGTTCGCGGATACGACGAGGGCGGTCACGTAGTAGCCGCGGCTTGCGTTCATGACCCAAACCAGATCAGCACCGTGCGCTCTATGCTGTTTTTGGAGTATGGCGACGTGCTGACGACGGAGGTTTCCATTGAGACAATGAAGTTCGATGGGTGGAGGGTGATAGGATAATGTTTATGATTGGTTGCAGCTTATTGAACTTCGATGTCTATGATGACGAATTCAATGAGGGCCGCAGGAAAGCCAGGAAAGACCATTTCCGACACGGGCGAAAGTACGTCAAGTTTAAGGCCGTCGGGGGCCTGGAAGGCCATTCATGGGCTTACAGGCGGGGGTATAGGGACTATGCCATTCATTGTTGCCCTATGCGCAGGTTCATCGACTTCTAGGAGGGTGCCGTTGGTATGAAGGTTTTGTGAAACAGGTGTGAATATGGAGGGCTGGGATAACTAGCCCTCCTTGGCATGGTAAAATTAGTCCCGTAGGGACGAGCAACGAAAGGAAAGAATCATGATGATTACCCGCTCCATTACCAAGTTTGAAGTGAACGCCTACAAGCTGTACGTCGATCACGGTGTACCGAAGCTCGAGAAGATCGGAGCTGCTGAGGTCGAGGGCACTCGCTGCGACAAGACCACGGCTAGAAAGGCCATTGCCGACGCGACGGGGAAGACGCTGCCGAAGGGGGTCGAGATCGAGGTCGTACCCAAAACCGTCACCACCTACGGAATGGACTTGGACAAGTTCCTGTCCCAAGCCCAGGTAGTGTGCGTCAAGGAAGCCGGAGAACCGGAAGCCGGAGAACCGGAAGCCGACGAGTTGATCGGTTAGGCGATTGCCCACGGCGAGGGTTCACCGCTAACTCTGAACCCTCCCACGTGGGCAATCAATAGCGGTCAACGGGCCGCACCCACGAGATGAAAGGAGTTCTCGAAATGGAGAACGCGATGATGACCCTGGACGTGTCCGCCGAGCTTTCTGAGCAGAGCACGAGCACCTACTGCTCAATCAAGGGAGGTGACCGTGCGACCAAGGCCAAGCTGTACAACGCCAGCAACAACCCCGACCACAAGGTAGGCGATTTCATCAACAAGAACATTAAGGTGAAAGACGTTCTCGTTGAGGCCATCGACATCGTGGACGAGGAAACGGGTGAGGTCGAGCGAGCGCCGCGCGTGGTGCTCATTGATGACAAGGGGAAGGCCTACCAGGCCGTTTCCATGGGAATCTTCAATGCAGTCAAGAAGGCCATTCAGATTTTCGGCGAGCCGACTTGGGAGGAGCCTATCGAGTTCACGGTGAAGCAGGTTTCCGTCAAGAACGGCTCCATGCTCACTCTCGACGTTGCAGAGTAGATTGCTCTTTGGGAGGGCGTTTTGCCCTCCTTTTGTCTTTATAGAAAGTGAGGAAACTGTGAAAATTGTTAAGTTTAGAAAAATCATTGATAAGTTTATCGATAATCCTTGCGTAATGGGAAGCTCGGACGTTTATGCTGCTGGGAGGGATTACGGTTACGATGATGCCGAAGCAAGTGAACTTGTTGAAGCAGTGTTCAAAGATAGCAAAATGCAAATGGTATTTTCGTCTGTGTTTCGTTCAGGGTTTTACAGGGCTTTGATATCGGTGCAAAATAGGGTGGAAGAAGCCGAACTTAAAGAGAAACAAAGTATACGAAAGATAAGGGCCAAGGAATTTTTCGATGTGCTGCCAGAAGGGATTGCTCGTGATCTTTTGTTTGATCGCATCAGGAAGACATTGGAGGTGTATGAGAATGAAGGGAGGTAATATGACTCCGTTCGGCGTGTGCTACGATCTGACTCGCTCTCCCTTCAAGACAACATGGGGCAAGTACACTTTCTATTTCTCCTCCATAAAGCACAAGGAATCTTTCGACGGAAAGTTACAAGTGCGCATTCCATGGCTGAATGACTCCATGAGCAAGCGGTTTAAATTCGACGTTGATGTTTCCCAGATAGCTGTATTCCAGCTATACTGTCAAGTGGAGACGAGAGGGTTCTACGTTGTCGATGAGATACGGGGTTTTAAATGGCGGGATCGAGAAAGCCTTACATTAAGTGGACTGCAAGCCAGCTTGAGAGAGTGCGGAGGGAAGCCAGAAATTACAACCGAAGGTTGAGGAGGGCTTGGAAGAAGTACGGTTACGATGGACAGCCGCCCACAGTGTCGGCAGCGGAGATTATAAAGTCTTCCAAAGACCGAGAATTGTACGCGGCAGTGAGGACTGCCGATGACCTCAACAAGATGATTAGACAATGGCAGAGGTTCAACGAGGTCAAGCGTCCAGGTTCAACTAAACCCCATATGCTTGAAACAGGGGAGATGGTTCCCGAGTACTTCGTGCAGGAGAGGAAACGATGGGTAAGGCAGGAGAATCGGAAGAGAGAGCAGGTATTAGAGGAATTGTACCCTTCAGGGCTTTTCGATATAACGTCTGATACTTCTCCCCTTTACGACCTTGCCGTTAAAGCGTCAGGGAAGAACATGCTTCCTATTTCCTACAATGAGGGGCGAGAGAATCCACTTGAACGTTTGGGGAAGTTCGGACGTTATGAGGACAGCGATGCCAGTTACGCGATCAGGTACGCCGATACGCTAAATGATTTGTTCGGTGATAATGATATGGAACTCGCCGACGTTTCCAGGATATTGGAACGCTTTGTGGATGAAAATCCTTTGGCCTTGAGGATGATATTTGAAAACCCCAAGAACGATGACGTTACTGCTATAAACTTCATTTACGAGCAGGGTTCACCCAACATGACTTCTTTCGAGAACTACACTATCAGAGGGCGAGAGTACAAGGGACGGCGGCAGCAGGTAATAGACTTTTGGGGCGAGATGGAAGAGATGTATCTTGAATGAGATCGTACACCTTCGACTTCGAGACTACTACTAATCCTGAGGATTGCCGGGTGTGGGCTTATGGTGTATATTCCATTGACGATGACAGGTATATAACAGACGGTAACAGTATAGAGGGGTTCATCGAATGGTGCGAGTGCGCGGCGAACTGCAAGGGGTACTTTCATAACCTCGGGTTCGACGGGGTGTTCATCATGGATTATCTCTTGAAGAACGGTTGGCTGTGGGTGGAGTCGAAGCAGAAGGCAACGGACAAGACGTTCACGACCTTGATAAGCGACATGAACCAGGTGTACCAGATCGTGCTTTACTTTACCAAAACGCGATACGTCACTATTCAGGATTCTTTGAAAATTATCCCGCTGTCAGTTGAAGCAATGGCAAAGGCCTATGGTTTGGAAATCAGAAAGGGAAGTATAGATTACGAAGAGTACCGGGCGCCAGGACATGAGATAACCGATGACGAGAGGGCTTACTTGATAAACGACGTGGCGATTGTGGCGAAGTCTTTGAGAACTTTTTTTGGGGAGAAACTCACCAAGATGACAGCTGGGAGCAACGCTCTGTTCGATTACAAGCGGAGGTTGGGCGGGCACAGGAAGTTCAGGAACGTCTTTCCCCTGCTGTCCGAGGAAGAGGATTTATTCATCAGGAAGGCCTACCGTGGGGGCTTCACCTACGTCAGCCCCAAGTTCCAGGGAATCGACGTGGGAGACGGTATAGTGTTCGATGTGAACAGCCTGTATCCTTCCGTCATGGCTGCTTGCGACGGGCAGTTCCTACCCTACGGCAAGCCCGTGTGGTTCGACGGAACCCCGCAGCCAACGGAGCGCCATCCGCTGTGGATTGCCTGTGTGATTTGCAGCTTCAAGGTAAGAAAGGAGCATATACCATGCTTGCAGCTGAAGGGGAACATGATGTTCAAACAGACGGAGTACGTTGAGGACTCCAAAGAGCGGGTGTGCATCACCGTTACCAATGTGGATTGGGAGCTGATGAACCAGCAGTACCATATTTGGGATGTGGAATTTATAGGAGGATACATGTTTCACGCATCGCCACATATGTTCCAGGATTATGTTAATAAATGGGTTGATGTAAAGAACGAAGCCACCTTGGATGGGAATGGCGGTCTCCGTTCTTTAGCCAAGCTCATGCTGAACAGCTTGTATGGGAAATTTGCCACGCGAACAGAGGTTAAATCTAGAAAACCCGTGTTGGACGAAGAGGGCGTAGTGCATTACGTTAACCTTGAGCCTGAGCAGAGGGACGGCGTGTACCTTCCATGCGGTGTGTTCATAACGTCATACGCCAGGCACAAGACCATAACTTCAGCGCAGTCAGTTTACGACCGTTTCATTTACGCTGACACCGACTCTTTGCACTTGGTAGGTACGGAAATTCCCGATTGCCTTGACGTAGACCCTGTGCGTCTTGGGGCGTGGAAGCACGAATCGACTTTTGACCATGGAAAGTTCTTGAGGGCGAAGACTTACGTTGAGCACGAGGTGGGAGCCGACGAGCTGACTGTGCACGTGGCGGGGCTTCCCTCCCGATGCCACGAGAACGTCACGTTGGAGAACTTCGAGTTCGGCACTGTGTACGAGGGTAACCTTACGGCAAGAAAGGTACCAGGCGGTGTAGTCCTGTACGAGGGAACTAAGGAGATAAGGAGGTAAAATGAATGAAGCGAACTGCATAACTGCGGCGATAGCAGTATGCGTTATGACGCTTATAGTTGCATCGCAGTGTTTCACCGAGATGGCATTTTAGAGAAAAGGAAGAGCAATGTCAGAGCCTACAAGTTACATTGTGGAGATAGACGAGATGGGCAATCCGTCGATAAAGTACGCGGACGGAACGCCCTATTCTGTCAATATATCCGATTACAGCGCTGAAGTTTTGAAGCAGCTTATCCCCAGGAAGTTGAATTACACTGTCGTCAATCAAATAGACGGTCTATATATAGCTGCGACGAAAGGTTCAGAGAAGTTCAAGCTACCGTATTCGCCCGATGAGTTGATGGAGACAATCGAGGAAAGGGAGTCCATTAATTATATCTTGGATATCGTTTCCGTTGATCTGGTTAAGAATAGTGAACTCAATTCGTTCTTTGAGACCATATATGCAGACATAGATGCTGTGTATGGTGATGGGAATAAAAAAATTAAGAACAGCATAACCGAATTTTGCAATCCGCATCAAGTAACGGCAGAAGCTACTTTCGAGGAAGGCGATGTATATATTAACTGTGGCGTAACGGTGAAGATAGGCGAACTTGAGTTCGGGCCGTTCCTCTTCCTCCATGAGAAAATTCAAGGTGGTGGAAGCGATGCCGCGCAAGATGAAAATGTGGATTTACCCGAAACCGACTAGCTTATCCCCTTACTCCAACCCATATTGCATCGAAGCTGAGCCTTTCCTGCGAGAGTTGGAGACTGTCGATTCCCAGGAGGAATACGAGACTGTGCGCGATCTCAACTACGGCTCCGTGGAAGCCACGGTGAGGGAGAAGGTGTACGACAACGGCTGGCACGATTGCTATGTTATAGCGGACTACTTCTTCCCGTATATTCTTGCACCTATTATATACCATTGCAGACGCGATCACGGTGTGGTAAACTGTGAAGTCGTAGCCAGTTAGAAAGGAGCGCCCATGGCCTATGTGTGGGTTGACGAGCCTGAGGAAGGAGCGGACGTGCGCGACGTTGTGGCGCGCGAGGATTACGATCAGATCGTGACCGAGCGCGACGGGCTGATCGAGCAGCGCGACACGCTCATCACTAGGGCGGAAACTGCCGAGCAGGGGTGGCGCGATGCGCGCAACAAATACGCCGATGCATTTATCACCTCTCCGCAGAGGATGAAGGAAGACCAGAACAGGGACGTGAGCGAGGATGGCCGAGCGTCAACGTTCGCGGAACTGTTCCGAACGAAAGGGGACTACGGTGCCTACTAAGCCGACAAGCGAGGTCATCAACGCCGCCAAGGTGAAGCTCGACCCGCGAGAAGTTCTGGAAGTGGTAATCAACGAGACTCCCGCAATGCGGGACGATCTGCTCAAGGCTGGGCTGGTCGAGGAAGTAGAGGATTAAACATGGCAAATCGGATTTCCGTGCCGGACAATACCGAAGCGCTACATGCCATCGGCGAGTACGTCATGCAGTACGAAGCGATGCAGAATGCGTATCTCACCGCTCTGGTGAACCGTATCGGCATGACTATCATCACCTCGAAGATGTGGGACAACCCATGGTCTGTGTTCAAGAAGGGCCGCTTGGAGTTCGGCGAGACGGTTGAGGAGATTTTCGTCAACCTTGCCAAGCCGCACTCGTTCGACCCTGCGACTGCCGAGAAGGAGGTCTACAAGCGGGAGATTCCAGACGTTCGAGCGGCCTTCCACAGCATGGACTTCCAGAAGTTCTACAAGGTGACTATCTCCAATGACCAGTTGCGCCAGTCGTTCCTCTCCTGGAGCGGCATCACCGCCCTTATCGCAAAGATCGTTGACTCCCTCTACACGGGAATGCGCTACGACGAGTACGTTACCATGAAGTACATGATCTGCCGCGAGATGCTCAACGGAGGGTTCTACAACGAGGAAACCGCGGCTCTCACCAAGGCCACGGCTTCGGACGTTATGACCGCTGTTCGTGGGCTTGTCGGCCAGCTTGACTTCATGTCGCCGAAGTACAACCGTTCCGGTGTGATGACCCATACTCCGCGCGAGGACTTGTACGTCATCATCAGTGCTGCGAATCGCGCGCTCATCGACGTTGACGTGCTGGCGGTCGCCTTCAACATGGACAAGACGGACTTTCTCGGTCATCTCATCGAGGTTGATTCCTTCGATGAGCACGACGAGGCGCGCTTGATGGAACTATTCGGAGACGATGAGAACTTCGAGCTGTTCACCGATACGGAGAAGACAGTCCTGGCAGCTGTCATCGCCGCCATGGTGGACAAGGACTGGTGGATGGTGCTCGATGTGTTCGACACGTTCACGCAGAACTACAACGGCCAGGGTCTGTACTGGCAGTATTTCTACCATGTGTGGCGCATCTTCTCAGCATCGCCGTTCGCCAACGCGATCTGCGTTTCCAGCAACACTAGCGCCGTTACCGCTGTTGCTGTGACTCCCGCCGAAGCCAACGTAACCCAGGGGGCCAACCTACAGATGACCGCCGCAGTCACTGGAACTGGTATGTACGACAAGCAGATCACCTGGTCTGCTACTGGTCAGACATCCACGGCAACGCATATCGACGCAATGAGCGGCGTTCTGCACGTCGGAAAGGACGAGACGGTGGGTTCAGAGATCGCCGTAACGGCCACTGCCGTCAACGGCACTAAGGGTACGGCCAAGATCACCGTGGTTCAGGCCTAAACCTATATATCAATAACCGTTTAGAGGGCCGTCGATGAGCGGCCCTCTTCTCTATGGAGGAGAAAATGGCAGATTTTCAACCGAGTGGAATCTTCCGAATGGGTTATGTTCCGTTCGACAATTCCTACAAGCACACTCGCTGGTTCGAGTCAAAGAGTTCGCAGAACGACTACTTCTCAAGCTGTATGCTGTCGCAGTACACGGAGAGCGATTACACTTACATTAGGCATAACAACTCAGTTAAAGTTCAGGTAAACCGAGAGAAGGTATGCAACGTCAATTACTGTATGTTCCAAAACCGCAACTATGGGAGCAAGTGGTTCTATGCCTTCGTAGTGGGAATCAATTACATTAATGAGAACGTTACTGAAATCGTCATGGAGCTTGACGTTATGCAGACGTGGCTGTTCGATTGGGCGCGTACAGAGTGCTTCGTGGAGAGGGAGCACGTTTCCAATGATGCTATAGGCGCTCATACCAACCCCGAACCAGATATGCCGCTGAGGTACTACACGATGAGCCGCAATGCCGTTGACTTCGGGCCTATGGTCATTATTGTCCAAAGGTCTGCTACGGACGTGAAGATCGAGGGGTCATGGCTGTTCCCCAACGATCCGACGAGCAAGGGAGTTGACGGCGGAATCTACTGCGGCGTGTACAATGGTTGCCAGTATTGGGCAGCAGACCTTTTGTCCGAAGAAGCTACTGCCGTTGTTTCCAGGTTTCTAGCCCGAATGCAGGAAGCTGGGGCTGGCGATGCAATAGCAAATGTCTACATGGTGCCGAAAATGTTCATACGCGGTGGAGGGACAACCAACACAGGGCAAGCACTTAACAATCAGTCATCCACGACACCTGGTGGCGGGGGCGTTGGAGTTTCCAGGCCGTCTAATTTGAACGGTTATACACCTAAGAACAATAAGATGTTCTGCTATCCTTACTGTTTCTGTAGATTAAGTGATAACAACGGGGCTTCTTCCGACCTTCTGTTTGAGATGTTCGGCAGTGGGGGACACGGCATAAGTTACGACGGGTCAATGGAGCCTAGCGGGGAGGTGTTCGTTTATCCAGAGAATTATCAGGGAATAGCACATAACTACAACGCTGGAATCAACTTCTCATGCGCAGTTCAGTGCTCATGGCCGTTCAGCGCGTACAAGAACTGGGCCAGTCAGAACACTTTGTCCAATGCGCTTACCTTCGGAATCAATGCTGCCATGATGGCGCACCCCGCAGCAAAGGGAGTTGGAACTGCGGCCAAATCTCTAGGCGCTGGCGCACGTTGGCTGGCGAAGAGGGGAGGACAGGCCAATGCCGACAAGGTGGCGGGTGCAATTGCCCGCACTGCGTCCAGAAGGGGAGTTTCCGCAGCATCGGAGGGCGTGGGGGGACTGTCAATGGCCGCTGGTGCTTACGGTATGGCAAACCAGGTTGGCGAATGGGACAGAATGATGAGACAGCCCGATACTGTGCGGGGAAGCGCCAGCGGCAACGGAATATACAGCACTGGCAAGATGGGCTTTAATGTGGACGTGGTGGCTGTAACCTCCGAGTACGCGCAGATAGCCGATGAGTTCATGTCTATGTACGGCTACCAGGTCGATTTGGTCAAGGTGCCCAACTTCCACTCCCGCTCCACCTGGAACTACGTAAAGACCTCGAACGCGTGTATGAGAGGTTCGGTTCCGTCGGAGGACATGGCCGCGATCAACTCCATCCTTGACAGTGGAATTACCTTCTGGCATACTGGGGCCATCGGGAACTATTCGGCGAGCAACAGCATCATCTAGGAGGTACGATGTACACAGGTTTCTATATGCCTGACGGCGGGGTGCCTCCACACTCCGTCATCAACAACAAGGATTATCATCAGGATGTAGAGCGGAACTGGATGAACAACGCTTCGTACCAGATGTACCTGTACCGATTGATGGACTATGCCATCTCCGTTTTCGATTGGCACGGCCTGCCCGAGGGCGTGGACGAGCGAATGATGGAGTACTGGCTTCTTCAAAATGGCATGGTTGTGTTCTTCAAGGACGATATGCTGGCTGGAACCGCCGTTTCCGAAGAGGGCTACGCAGTGCTGCCGACGATGATAAACGGTGAATGGAATATCTATAATTACCCTGTAGACCGCAGGGCCTATGCCACGGATGGGTACAACAAGGAGCTTACGGATGAGGACAGCGTCCTGATCTTCAACGATTACCTGCGAGTCCCAATGATGCCTTCTCTCATGCTCTATGCAAAGCGGCTGGCAGAACTCGACCGCACGATTGACATCAACGTCATCAACCAGAAGGCCCCAAAGATTCTTCGTGGAAACGAGCAGAACAAGCTGACGGCATTGAACATGATGAAACAGATCGAGGAGAACCGAGTTTGGCTGTGGACGTACAAGGACTCCCAGAACTTCGATATGGAAGTGCTGGACTTGACCGTTCCGTTCGTCGCCAAGGACTTGCAGGCCGTCAAGCACCAGATTTGGAATGAAGCTCTCACCTATATCGGAGTTGAGAACGTCAACACAGAGAAGAAGGAGCGTCTCATCTCCGACGAGGTGATGTCAAATATGGGCGACGTGGAGGTTTCCCGCTTCACTCGCCTTAACGCGCGCGAACAGGCGTGTGACAAAATCAACGATCTGTTCGGGCTTGACGTTTCCGTCACGTTCCGCAGCGGTACTTACGTCAAGGCAGAGGGTTACGCCTCACAGCCCATTGCTGTCCAAGGCATGCAGAGCGGACAGGCTGGCAACGAGGGAGCTGGTTACCCTGAAGGTGACGAGGGCGGCGTGGTCGCCAAGATCAGGAAGGTTCTGGGGATTTAGATGAGCGAGTTCACCACACAGCTTCGCTGGCCCGTGGAGCAACTTCTGAAAGATCAGAAACTTCCGCCCACGGAGTCCAACTGGCCTAAAATCTACAATCGTTTAGGACTGGATGATTACCCTATCTTCGATGAGGGCCATCGCGAGGTTCTGAACAACAAGATCATCCGCCACTACTTCATGCGCGAGATAGGGCTTGAGACGCTGGAGCTGTTCAGCTACTTCATGCGAATGAAGATGTGGGAGATCATGCCCTATTACAATCAGCTGTACAAGTCCGAGTTGATTGAGTTCGACCCTCTGTCCACGCGCGATATGAAGTACGATGAGAAGTGGACGGTGGACAACACCGACGATTGGACGGTGGACAACACCCGAGATCAAACGGACGATTGGACGCGTAAAGAGAATGGCACTCTGAACAGCAATACAACTACCGATGATCGAGAAGTATTCCAGGATACACCGATGAGTATGTTGGACAGCCCTGGAAGCAACCCTGTATCCAACTTGGAGTATGCGACTACTGTAACCTACGATCATGGGACTACTGGCACAGACCAGACTACTTCATCAACAGGAAGCGGCAAGAACACCGCCGACGAGAAGAAGAAGGAGACTGGCGACCGAGACAAGAACGAGGACGGCACTCGCGAGAAGCACGACTACGGCTACGACATTCCTGGAGCTGATATGCTCCAAAAGTACCGCGAGACGTTCTTGAATATCGATATGATGATAATCCGTGAACTTGCCGACCTGTTCATGGGTATCGGTTAGGAGGTGAGAATGTCCATTCCACTTTTACAGAGGTACAGCCCTCTGCGCGTATTCTGCCAGACGGTACTTCCCGCGGTATATGATGATTCCCTGTCTTACTACGAGGTGCTTTGCAAAGTAGTGGCCCGACTCAACGAGAATACGGAAATCTGGAACACCCTTTTGGAGAGAATCAATCTCAATACGGAAGAGATCAACAAACTTAAGGATTTGTTCCAGGACTTCGTTGAATCGGGGTTCGATGACTACTACAAAGACCAAGTAGAGCAATGGATTACCGATAACCTGGAATATGTGTTCACTCATTTGGTGAAACAGGTGTTCTTCGGTTTGAACCAGGAAGGTTACTTCGTTGCATATATACCGCAATCATGGAGCGATATTATCTTCGACACAGGGTGGAACTTCAGCGAGGACACCTATGGTCGGCTTATCTTGCGATGGGACGTGGATTCCGTATATAGTGTTGACCAGACTCATGAGACGGTTTCGGAGAAGCCGCACGGAAGCCCGATTCAAACGGCTAACCTTCGTCCAGTTGTCGAAGGAGGTGAATAGAGGTGAACGAGATTGTTCAGGCAATTAGCACTGTGGGTTTTCCTATTGTTGCCTGTGGTGTTATGTTCTATTTCTATGACCGCACTATCAAAGACCTTACAATTACTCTCACTAAGATCGACGCTACTCTCGATGGAATTGCAAAGCGTCTTGACAACATCGAGGATTTCGAGAAGAAGCAGACAGAATAGGAAGGAGCCTTAAATGGCAGACAACGTTACGACCCCTCCCGCAGCTACCGACTACAGCGGAGTGCGCGAGTATGTCGGCGCGCGCTACGTACCCGTATTCGCTAACCCTCCAGAGTGGAACGACACGCGCGGATACGAGCCGCTCACCATCGTCCTGCACGAGGGCAATTCGTTCACGTCCACTCAGTACGTGCCAAGTGGTGTTGATATCCACAACACCAAGTACTGGCTGGAGACGGGAAACTGGAATGCCCAGATCGAAGCGTACCGCAAGGAGGTTCTTCGCTTCGACGGGCGTATCACGCAGAACGCCAACGACATTAAGGCGAATATGACGGCCATCGCAGACGAGGCCACTGCCCGTGCAAGTGCGGACACTGCTCTGCAACAGCTCATCGAGAGTGAGGAGACGGCGCGCAAGGCGGCGGACACGGAGCTTCATCAAAATTTGAGCGCTGTAATCGCCGCTGTGAAACAGCAGAACATTCTCTCCCTGTACAAGGGCAAAAACTGTGTATGGGTTGGAGATTCGTTCACTACTGGCGTAGGTGCAGACCCTAAAACCAAGCGCGTCTCAACGGTATTCTGCAATGCCATGGGCATGACCGAGTTCAATTACGGCGTCGGTGCAACGGGATGGATTTGGGGAACCACTTCCAATACCCCCTACATCACCCAGGTGCAGAATGCCTACGACGCTATGACTCAGGAACAGCGCGAGAATACGGCGATGGTTGTACTTCCTGGTACTTCAACCGACGTAAGCCATGGGTCTACCTCGAAGCAAATCGGCGCTGCCGCGACCCTCTGCGCTAAAAAGGCCGGCGAGTTGTTCCCTAATGCTGTCATCTATGTTATCCCGATGATCTGGGATAAAGCGCTATTCACATATACTGCCTATGATACTATTGTAGAGATTTGCGACCAGATCAACAAGGCTGCTATTCCACGAGTAAAAATGGACGAGGACAGCTATACGTGGCTGCTTGGCCGGTATGAGTTCTACAGCAGCGACAATGTTCATCCTAACAATAATGGTTATGCTGTATGGGCCGCTAAAATGATTAGTTCTATCCTCGGTAGTGCTAATACTGCTGGATACATCAACTCGTTTACAAGCAGCTTTGGCAAATGGGATAAGAAAACGTACTATTTGAAAAACGGCTTCGTGTTCCTGCCTGGATATAAAATTACAGGTGTAAGCGATGCAGGTGGAGATGTGAATATCGGAACTCTTCCGAATAATATCCGCCCAGCATACAATCAAACAACTGTCCTCAGCTCTGGTGGTGAAGCCGTTGGGTATGTCACCTACCAAACTGATGGCGTTATCCTAATGACACACAGTGCTCGTGATTCTACCACCCGTTCCTATTTCAACATCGGGCCTGCTTTTTGGCCTATCTACGGTGTCCGTTAGGAGCACTCATGGCAACCATGCGAGGAATCGACGTATCCTCCCACCAGGGAAAGATCGACCCCACGAAGCTCTCACAGGTGGAGTTCTGCATCACCAAGGCCACGGAGGGGCGAACCTATGTGAACCCCGAGTGCGAACGAGTGGTGCAGCTGTGCCGCAAGGCCGGACTCCCCTGGGGGTTCTACCATTACGCCCGCAACAACGACCCCGTTGCGGAGGCGGATTTCTTCGTCTCCGCCTGCTGGAACTACTTCGGCGAGGGCATTCCCGTCCTGGATTGGGAGGAAGACCAGAGCGTCGATTGGGTCAACAAGTTCCTGCAGCGGGTCTACGACAAGACGCGTGTATGGTGCTGGGTCTACGGAAATGCCTGGAGATTCGACCAGGGGAAGATTAACAAGGAGTGCGACCGATGGGTAGCGCGCTACCCTGTAAAGATCACCAACTTGAACGCAGACCTATCCAAGTGGACTAACAAGGTTGACGGGCTGCTCTGCTGCTGGCAGTTCTCCGAGTCCATCAAATTGAAGGGGTATTCAGGAGTTGTCGATGGTGACATCTTTTATGGTAGCCCCGACCAGTGGAAGGCCTATGCGAGAGGTGACCGGGGAGAACAGGATACCACACAGCCGCTTCCAACTATCACCGTGGAAGATGACAAGTACAGGGTTGACATAACACCAAAGCAGTAGTAAGATAGCCGCGAGCGCAGCGCACAATGCTTGACTGTTCTCGCGGCTAGCCGAGTCACAGATGGAAGATTCTGCGGAAGCCCTTGGTCGTGACTGATTGTGAACTTGGCGTTGTGTGGCGGCTCGCATTTGCCCGTGGTGTTGCATTCGCTCCACCGCGGGCGTTCTCTATGAAAGGAGGAAGGATGGTTAGATCAGAGGACTATTGGGACATTATGCGTCCTCTGTCGTACAACTGCCTTTACAACTTCTTCATCGGGCCACGAGGGACGGGCAAGACATATGGTTCGCTGAAATATTGCATAGAGCAGTACCTTAAATGGAAGGCTAAGGGCGTTCCCTGGGAGTTTGTCTATGTTCGTCGCCGAGAAGAGGAATTGAAGAAGATCACTAAGCAGAAGCACGGGCGAATCTTCCAAGCGGTACAGCGCGAGTTTCCAGAACACATACTGTCAGCGGAAAGCAACACGCTCTACTGCGATGGTGAGGTTATGGGCTATGCAGTGCAGCTGTCCTGCGCAGACCAGGCACTTAAAGGAGACTCGTTCCCTAACGTTAGGCTCATCATTTTCGATGAGTTCATCACAGCGAAGAAAGGCAACGGAGGGTATCTTCCGGACGAAGTGCGTATCTTCAACGATCTATACGAGTCTATAGCTCGCCCTGGAACAGACCATCCACGAGTGATCGTGCTGTTCTTGTCTAATGCCGTGTCCATCACTAACCCATACTTCGATTACTACCATCTGGATAAACCGTACAACGGCGACATACAAAGATTTGGCAAGAACAAGAATATCCTAGTGCAGAATGTGGTCTGCGAAAAAGTGCGCCAAGCTAAACTAGCTACAGAATTTTACCAGTTGAACGCTGATAGCGAATACCTTGATTATGCTGTCAACAATGAATGGCTGTTAGATAACGAGGACTTTATTGAAAAGAAAACCCAACGCTCACAATATAGGCTTACACTGCACTACAAGGGTACGGACATTGGTGTATGGATAGACCCTGTACAATGGAGGTACTATATCAGTCTTAACGTTGACCCTACTTGCAGTGCTTACTATTCAGTGACTACAGATGACCATAAGCCAAACGTCATGCTTTTTAAGGCTGCTAAACAGTTACCATGGCTGAAGCATTTAAGGGAAGCATATGAGTGTGGAGCTGTTTACTATGAGAGCATGAAGTTGAAGAACTGGTTCAGGGATATAATGAGGATGTGTGGTTAGTTATGCAAGTTGATTGTTACAAACGTAATTATCGAAGTTCAGTGTGCACAATGAAATGTCAGTTTTACCGTGAATGTACACGTGAGTTTGCAAAGGATATGACAAGGCATGTTAAAGAACGACAGCGACAGGGACATCCTACTTGTCTTTTTAGTATACGGGATGATTATTTTGTTGGCTCTAAATTGGAGGATTAATTGGTGCTAGTTTTGAGTGTTCATTGCTTGATTTCTGTGTTCCGGATTATTGGTGCTGTGCAGAGATCGGTAATGAACACTCAATATTTTTCTACTCTCCTTT